AACAGAAGGTTAATGCTTAATTTTGTATAGGGGGTGGCGTGCCGTGTACATGCTAACGTAAGATAAAAAGTATGAGGTATCAGTTTATCTCTGTTTTGAGTTGCTCCTTTATTTGAGTATGTAATAGCTGTCTTATGAACCCTGTATCGCAATCATTGTGGTGCAGGGTTTTCATTTGGGTCTTTCCGTTATGCCAAAGCGTCCACCATCCTTTAAGCATCCGGCTTATCGTGGTGAGGCTGGGCGGAAGAAAGATTTTGATAAGCAACGGCCTTCATCATCAAGGCGGGGGTATGGAAGCAAGTGGCAAAAGGCGCGGCAAGCGTTTTTGTTTAAGCATCCGTTGTGCCGGATCTGCGAAGAGAAGGGCATCATTCAGTCGGCTAATGTCGTCGACCACATCATACCGCATAAGGGTGACATGAAATTGTTTTGGTCTCGAAGCAATTGGCAGCCTTTATGTACCACATGTCACAACCGTAAAACTGCGGTTGAGGATTCTAAGTTCACATCGCCGCGTGAGTAATTGTACCGCGCGTGCATCAATAGGGGTAAGGGGGTAAAATCTCCACAACCCCACCTCTCTAGACCGCGCGAGTGGTCACATTTTTGCAGCCGCAAATTAGAAATACAAAAAGTGAAAATAAATATAATAGAAACAATAGCTTACACTATTTGTTTTTATGATTAAATTCATAATTTACCTTTTTGCGCACCTTGCTTTAAGCGCTATGTGAGCAAGGGGTTGCGGCGATCATATATTGGAGAATAGTTGCAATGGCGAAGCCAGGGCCAAAGCCAAAGAGCAATGCTCAGAAAAAAAGGGCAGGGAATCCAGGCAAGCGCAGCCTTGATAAAGCTGGATGGTGCCCTGAGGTCAAAAAACCGAAATCGCCGATGGGTTTGTCAACGGCATCTCAGGCGATTTGGACGGAGACGGTCGAACGGCTTTTTGCTGATGGCATTGTCTCAGAACATGATGCGGATATTTTGGAGGTGTATTGTGATAACCTCGCATTGCTTCGTGAGTGTCGAGCATTTATCGAGGAAAACGGGATCACGTATGACAGCTATACAAAAAGTGGTCATACCGTAAAGCAATATCCTCAGGTTGGTTTGCTCAAGCAGTGTCAGAATACACATCGGCAGTTGGCGGCAGAGCTTGGGTTAACGCCATCATCACGCACGCGTCTTCCTGACCCTAATCAGCGCAACTTGTTTGACGTAGAAAAAGAAAACGGTTTCGCGGCGATGAGCACGCTTAAGCATTGAGGGTATTATGCCGGCTGTTTATCCGCATGTTGTGATGGCTGAGAATTATGCCAAGGGTGTTGTGAGTGGCGACATCATTGCTTGCAAATGGGTTAGGCTGGCATGTCAACGTCACCTCGACGACAAGAAAAAAGTGCGTTCGCGATCATATCTTTTTAAGTTTGATCGAGCGAAGGCGCAGAAGATATGCACCTTTGCGGAATTGATACCGCATGTGAAGGGCAGGTGGGCGCGTGATCGTAAGACGATTAAGCTGGAGCCATGGCAGGCATTCATACTGTGCGTCTTGTTCGGTTGGGTTGAGAAGTCGACAGGCTCTGGCGTTAGTGCCTCGAAAAAATGCAAAGAGTACTATCGCTGCAATCATCGGCTTGTTCATGATGGTTGAGGATGGTGAGCACGGCGCTGAAGTTTTCAGCGGCGCAACAACTGAAAATCAGGCATGGGCGGTTTTTGGGACTGCCCGCTAGATGGCGTTGAAGGCGCAAGGATTTCGTTCACATTATGGGATCGATATCAATGCGCGGTCTTTGTTTAATGCGAACGACGCCTCGTTTTTTAAACCTTTGATTGGAAAGCCGGGCGATGGTGATAATCCATCCTGTGCCATCCATGATGAGTATCACGAGCATGAAACGGATGATCAGGTTTCTACAATGGAAACCGGAATGGGTGCGCGGGAGCAGCCGCTGCAAATGTTCATCACCACCGCCGGCGATAATCTTGCTGGTCCATGCTACGCCCTGACGTTTGAAGGGCAGAAAATTGTTAAAGGCGAGATAGAGAATGAAAGATTTTTCTTCATTTACTATACGATTGATGAGGATGATGACTGGAGCAGCGAAGATGCGTTGGCGAAAGCTAATCCAAATCTCGGAGTTTCGGTTACGGTTGATTACCTTCAATATCAGTTGGAGCGTGCGAAATATAATCCGCGCCTTCAGGCAAGGTTTAAGACCAAGAATTTGAATGTATGGGTCGGCGCTATGTCCGCTTATTTCTCGGTTGAGAAATGGCGAGAGTCTGGCGATCTATCCATAAAGCTCAATGATTATGCCGGTCGCCGCGCGTATCTTGCATTGGATTTGGCGTCGAAGATTGATTTGTGTGCGCTTGAGATATTGATCGAGCTGGACGATGAGACTTTTGTTCGCTTTGGTAAATATTACGTTCCGGAAGCCGCTGTTTTTGATAACGAAAAGAATGAACATTATCGGAATTGGGCTAAAGAAGGCTGGATAACCGTTACTGATGGTGAGGTTACGGATTATGATTTTATCATCGAAGATCTTGATGAGTTGAAGTCATTGTTGCAGTTGGAAGTCATTCTATATGACCCATTTCAGGCGACATATCTTGCGACCACGTTGATTAAAGACGGCTTTCCGATGATGGAATACGGGCAGACCGTTTTGAACATGTCAGAGCCGATGAAGCAGCTCGATGCTGATATTCGTGATGGCAAAATTAAGCACAATGGCGATCCTGTTCAGACTTGGGCGCTGTCAAATGTTGTGGCGAAGGAAGATAAAAAAGAAAACGTCTTCCCTAATAAGCCAATACAGCAAAGCAAAATTGACCCTGCCGTAGCATTGATTATGGCACGAGCGGCGAAGCTGCACGATCTCAGTGCAAATACTACGTCCGCATGGGAAACGCAGGATTTGGTGATTGGATAATGTTGGATTTTATAAAATCAAAACTCGGGTTTACGCCAAAAGCGGCAACGTTGCAAAATCCTAACCAGCCGCTCACAGATGGGCTTTTGTTGGATTTTATGGGCGGCGGCAAATCCGGTGCCGGTGTCATGGTAAGTCGCGAGAGTGCTTTGCGTTGCTCTGCTGTTTGGGCTTGCACGCGCTTGATATCTGAAACAGTCGCGGGGATGCCTCTGCGCATATACCGCCAAACAGAAAACGGCCGCGAGGAAGATCGTGATCATCCTTTGGCGATGCTGCTGCAAGAATCGCCCAATCGCATGATGAGTGCTTTTGTGTGGTTCGAAATGTCCATGCAGCATAAGCTTTTTCGGGGCAACAGCTACGCCGCAATCGAGCGAAATGGCTTCGGCGCTCCCACAGCTTTCTATCCGTTGTTGCCGGATTCAGTGCGGGTGATACGAAACAACGGCAGGCTTTACTATAAAGTTGCGCTTGCCGGCGGCGGCGAAGAAACATTCGCATCTGATGATATGTTGCATATCCCGGGGCCGGGGTGGGATGGCATAACGGGTTACACACCGATTGCGATCATGAAAAATTCTGTTGGTTTGGCGCTTGCGACTGAGCAGCATGGATCGAAGCTATTCAGCAACGGTACGAATTTGTCGATGACGCTTGAAACGGCTGATCCTTTGACGAATGACAGGTCTAAGGAAATCTTGGATCAGTTCAACTCGCAGTTTCGAG